GCAAGCTCTATCATGCTATCTACTAGCTCATTAGGATTAACAGTAGCACCACCAAGTATATCTGATATTTTAATCTTATTAGACTTTAGTTCCTCTGGGCCAAGGTGGTCAAACATTGCAAGCATACCGCTATTTGGGGCTATCTTTAATCTTATAGCTGAAGATAAACTTCCATTAACAGTGTTAGTCTGACCCTTTAGTTGATCTATAGCTTTACTGTATTCTTTATTATCAGAAGCTAAAAAGCTTATCAATAAAGAACGTGATTCATTATCTAAGTTATTTCTTTCAGCATATTCTATAACTTCTCTTTGTGTTTTAATGCTCCCTGAAGATATTAAAATCTTAGCATCTGTGTGTTCCTTAGACTCAAAATTATTCTTAGTGTACTCTTCTAAGGTAGTGTGTATCCGAACAAGTTTATTAAAAGTACCTACAGATCCATTATGTTCGTCTACCATTATTCTTTTAAGAGACTGAAATCTATTAGCATAATCTGGATCAGATGGATCATCCATTGAATCAAGAAACTCTTGTCCTTTTTCAGTTGCTATTTCATTTCGGTCATCCTCATCTTCTTTCTCTTCTCTTCTAATATCAGCAAAGTGTCTATCTGATTTTTCAAGAAACCTAGCATAGATTCTAGATATTTGTTGTCCTGCCTCAGTTGTTGAAGCGTTAGCTAGAGCACTAAAAGTAACACCTTTAGAAAACTCTGCTTGCATAAGATTTGTCATGATATCAGGGTTTGCTACCATGTTTGGATTATTAGCTAAAGAACTAAATACGGTTAACTTAGCATCATCACCACTAACCCAAGGGAGACCCTCCCTTAACTTTCCTGCTACGTTTTTAACCCATTTGTTTGTAAAGATTTCTTCAGGATCTATATCACTATCAAAACCATTGTCAATTTGACTACTTATAGCATTAATTGAAACACCATACTTCTGGTTTTTATCGATGTTCCAAACAGCTTTCATGCTATTAGTTTTTAGTCCATCAACTTTATTTTTAAGTGCTAATAGAACATCTGCATCTCTAACACTTGAAGCAGAGACTCTAAATAAATTATCTATTGCTGTGCTAATCTGAGAATTTTTCTGTACTGGAGTTAGTAAAGAATTATTTGTGATAGTTTGAACTTCTTCACCTTCATAAAATACTTCTATATCAGAATAAGCTTGGTTTGCAGTCTGTATATCCTGTGTCTTCTCAAAAGCATCTACTGCTATAGGAAGAAGACCTCCAGGCATTACTTCATTTCTTATTGCAGCTTCTTTAGCTAAAGCTATATCAGAATCAATTCTTTCTTGTTTCTTTCTTTCAGCAAGATCACCTACAGCAGCTCCAAAAGCTGACAATCCTTTAGAAAACTGAGCATCTGCAACTGATGTGTCGCTATCTTGGTGAGCCTTAAGATGCTGAAGAGGCTGTGTGACATCTGTTTTTATAGGGTCTAGTGTGAACATCTTATCTGGAGTGGTCATGGACTCAAATGCCTATTCATTTGCATATCTTTTGGAGAATTTGTCTTAAGAGAACCCTTGACATAACTAGGCCCATAATCACTTCCACTATCAGGCTTTGCAGTACCTAATCCCTTTTGATATTTCTCAGAAATTTGGAGTCCTGAACCAGCAACACTTAAGGCAGTCCCTAAGAAACTAGCTCCTGTAGATAGGTTAGAGAATGCTGCATTGTTTTGATTCATTGTTGTAAGATCCACGTTACTATGTCTTCTTCCAAAGTCTGCTATAGCTGCCTCAAAGTTTAAGTCTTTTCTTGCTAAAGCACCATAAGCATGTCTACTAATATTGTTATAAGCTGCTGCATAAGAGCCACCTACAGTCTTTGCAGTACCACCTCTCATCCCTCTTGATGTAGCTTGTACTGCAGCCTTAGCTTCCTGTCTTCTCTTTAATTTCCAGAGTTCCCATTTATCTAAGCCGTGTTTCTTAAGAGTTAGAGCTTGTTCTTCATTGATGCCTATATGAGCATTAGTGTTTAATTGATTATTAATAGCTGCTTGTTTATTGGCTTGTTCTTGCTGCGCCCAAGCATCTGCATTGGCTTGATTAGCATCATTAATAGCACCAAAAGCACTCATAGCAAACTGGGCTGCATACAATAATTCCATGCTCATCTAACCACCTTACAGAACTCAAAGAACTTTACGTTATTGAACATCCTCTCTCCTATTATTTTAAAGCCACACCATTTGATCCACCTTAGATGGACTTCATTTCTACTATCTATGAGGTTACATAGATGAGGATACATTTTATTCATTCCAGCAACTTCAGATCTAGACTCTTTTAGAAAAGAAGTCTTAATGTTTAGCAAACCATTACTGCCTAACATCCAAACTATCCCTGATATCTCAGAGCCAGAACAAGGTACTACTCCATACATACCTACAACCTGATCATAGCTATTCATTATAGAACGACACATGGTACTAGATAGGTAAGCAAATCCTAATGCTTGCTCAGGGCTGTGACCTAAAGTTTCAACTTCTCGTTTATCTTCGTATCTTAATTTATCTTTTAAATCTAGTACATCTTTTAATATGCTTTTTCTATGGTACGGCTTCATATAAGGACGTACCTTAACATTAGGCATAACATCTCCTTACATTCCTAACTGTTGTTTAAATTTATACCAGTTATTATACATTTTCTTAAAGCTTTCAATGATCTTATTGAGCCTTGCTACTTCTAATTTTAATTCTTTAAGCTCATCTTCAGGTTTCTTATCGTCTTCCAACTGTCCTCACCACATAATTTCCTTCCCAATCTGCACCTGTAAAAGCACAGGGAAGATACGAATCAGATATTATTTCTATCTTTAAATTTCTAGCTCCTGCTAGTATTAACTTCTTAAAGCTTCCAGTTTCAAATGGAACTGATCCAATTTTATTTAAGATTGATCCAAGTATTCTACCAGTGTATATGTGACTAAAGGCATCTCTTCCTGGAGCTGTAATCTTCATCTCAAAGTATCCTGTCCTAAAATAATCTATATTAAATTTTCTTATTTTAAGTATTCCACCAGATAAAGAACTAAGTCTTCCTGCTACCTCTGTTTTAATTGTAGGTTCTGTAAACTCATATAAGAATTTATACTCTTTACCTACAAATACAGGGAAGGTTGCATGATTTCCGATAGCTTCTAGTCCTGTAGGTGATGTTTGAGAAACACCTTGTACTAGTCCTCCTTCTTTACCTTCCCAATTAGCAGTATATATTATTCTAAAAGTAGAGTTAAAGTCATCAGGGTACGGTAGAGTCCATGAGGTCTTATCTGTTACACTATTATATGTACCAGTAATCTCAGTAAGTCTATCTAAGTGTACCTTAAATGGGAGCTGAGTAGGACTTTCAGTTAATCCTACGAGGTTAGCATCTTGTAAGCTCATCTTATCTAAGTACATACCATCAGGTCTAACTATAACTAAGTATGCAATATGATCAATAATGTGCATACCTATAACTTCTTCTTCTTCCTTAAATGTCCACTTAGACCATGAACTTAGTTTCTTCTCACCCTGTTGGAAGAGGAATTTATATACAAAGATCTCATTAATATTCTCATCAGATAATACAAAGAGGAAATCATCATGAGGAATGATCTGAAACCCTCTACCTTTGATATAACTAGGGACATGAGCTGTAATGTTCTCCGCTGTCTCTTCCTGAAGATCTTCGATGATACCGAATTCCCTAATTGCAGAGAAGCCATCGTTCTCATTAGCAAAATATATTTTCCTACCGTTGACCACAGGACTAACAGTTTTGTCATGTTCGTATTCTGTTATTAGTGACATCTTAGCGTTAGTAGGAGTAAGTCCTCCTGCAGCAAATTCACTTAATTTGAACTGGCTAAAGTCACTAAAGATATATAAGTTTTCATTAAATGGAACTGCACTATGTAGTATGCTTACCTTGTTTGAAGGAGCTGCTAGATCAATCACATCAGTATCTAGTAAGTCCGTAGCTGTGGTAATAAAGAAATTGTAGTGTTCCCCTAGCTCAGATAAAACAATATTCTCATTGGCTAAAAACCCTAGTCTATTCTTATGGAAAAACATGTCATTAAGTTTTTCCCCTATAAATGAAGGGTCTGGAGAAGTAGTCGCATCTCCTGCAACTCTAGATATCCAAGTATTTTCTGATAAGGTAAACGAAGTAGCACCAGTTTTAACTAACTTAAGAGGCATAGTAGCAGGATCTATTGCATTAGCTAGTCCAGGTTCTACAGTTTCAGTCCATTCTCCTACATCTTGATCAGAGGCATTTGTATGTTTAATCCAGTAATCATCAGTACCAGAACTAGGGTCACCAGTAACTTTTATAATCATTCCATCTTTAGTTCTTGCAGGAAGATCAGGAAAATCAACTACTGAACCTTTAATTGCAAATAGATTGTTTTCTGGTGCATCACAATGGAGAGTAAAGTCAGCTCCATTTGCTCTAGTAATATGAACATTACTACTACCAAATTGAGTGATATTAAAAGTAGATCCTATACTAGTTACTAAATCATTATAGATATCAGTAAGCTGTGTTGCTGCATTGTTACTAGCAACAACATTAGATACTTCTGTGCCATCAACATACACTTTCATTGTAGCAGCATTTGTTGCTTGCTTTAAAAAGATAACACCTTCTGGATTTCTAACAGCAGTTGTGGTAGAACTTTTAGCTGCTACTTTTGTTTTATTTAAAATGAATGTAAAGTCTGCTACTGAAAATACTTGTAGGTCATCTCTAGCATTACTTGTTGTAATATAACTTAATGGGCCACCAGATACACCACTAACAGTCATGGCTGTACCAGCTAAGTCATATACTGCTAACTCTGTGCCTGTAAAGTCTGCACTAAACGCTGCATCAAATTGTTCTGAGGATATTACAACAGCATACCTCTCAGTTTCATCCCTATTAATATAATGAATGTAAGCATCAGTATCCGTTTTATTAGTTATCTTAGAAGAGTGCTCTAATGGTGGTCTCTTCTTTAAACCCTCTGCTACAGTAGACATACCATTTTCTTGTATCTCAGATTGTGATGCTAATCTTAAACTAGGTGGTTGCTGTGAAACTCCATTAATAAGATTAGAAATCTGTTCATTAATTAATGGCATTTACCAGAACTTCCTGTTAGTCTTTGTCATATTTACCATGTCTAATGTCCCATATCCCACATTATAACCTGCTCGTTCTGCTTCATCATCTAATAGATCAGCATAAGCCTCAGACTCTTCTTGTCTATTTATGGTTTCAGCAGATACTTGACCTATAATTTCTTCTTGAAAAATTCTTGCAGCCTTAGCAGTAACATACTGCCTTACTGACTGAGGGGTATCTTGGAACTCTAGTAGAGTTATAGTAACAGCATTATCTAATCCATCATCCCAAGTAAATGTATTGTTATCTAAATCATATACATACATCACTCCATTGATGCCTCTTATGGTAGTTAATTTATTTTCAACATAAATTGAAAGTATAGAAGTACCAATAGGTATCTTGTTGTCACTATTTTTTGTTAAAGTAACATCCCACTCTGTATTAAAATGCCATCCTTTTTGTTGTGTTTCTCTATTAACATTAGATAGTAAGTTCTTTGCCTGTGTTACTTCTACAGTTGTTGCTGTCTCTAAACTAGAAACCGCTGCCTCACCTATAGCAGAAAGCAAACTATTAACTGCTTCTAATTCAGTCATTGGGGTGGTAGATATAAATCCCATCTTAAGTCACCAAACTCATGCCCATTACCTGAGCATTTCTTATTGTTAAATTATCTGTACTGTCCATATTTGTAACAAATACAGAAATGTAATCATTTGTAGCCATTGAAGCATATCCCATTGTATGTATGTTAACTGAGTTTACTGTAGTTGCAGGAGAAAATCCCAACATCTTAGTACCAGTTATTAAAGTCCCATTCTTATGTATAGCTATTCCAAATTCTTTATTAATTATAGCTGTATTTATTTCTAAAGATGCTGAAGCTGTAAACATACAGTTAACAGTAGGTGTGCCTATATAGCGTAATCTTCCATTTACACTCATATCAAACTCATTAGCTGTAGGACTAGTACTTAATGTATATGTTCCAGCTCCTTCTACATAAGTTCCTGCTACAGCAATAGAGGTAGATACAGGTGTAGACACATAGATACTACCTTGTTTAGTCTGACAAGTTTCAATAAAGTCACGCAAATCTTGTGGTGTTATTGATCCTGCAGCCTGTCCATTTTGGAATAAATTGGTTGTCAGATCAGTAACGGTGCGTGATGTGTCGGTCATTCTATTCTCCCTAAATTAAAAAAAAATAGGAGAGCCTAGAAAAACTCTAGACTCCCCCACTATATTACGCTGTTTTAAGCTCAACACAAGCTTCAGGTCTAATAAAGCCGTGACCCATAGCATACTTAGCTACGATCCACCAACCCTGTTGCTTGATATCATACTCAGTTTCAACAGCCAAGTTAAGTAATTTAACTGTAGCTACTGCAGACTTGTGCATGATAAGTGCAGCCGTATTAACAAATGTACCATCATGAGCATTCATTCCAGAGAATGCTACATTAGCAGAGGGCAGGTTGTTGGTCTTCACAATATTAATCCCTGCAACTCTTAGTACAGTACCTTCTGCATATACCCCTGATCCACCCCAATCACGGTTTAACACGCTAGTAGTCTCTGCCATATTATAATACTGGGCAGGTCTAACAAACATATATCTATCGTTCTCAGGCACATTCTTAGTGTCCAAAGTTTCAGCAGCTAGAAACATACCAGCAGCTAGATCAGCACCAGAAGAATTATAAGTTGAACCAACATTACTAAGTCCTCCAAATCCTCCTGTAATTAAAGCTCCTGATTGTGCTCCTTTAAGTCCTTCTTGTAGTACATTCTTATCCCATTGTGTTCCTAAAGATATTCCTGCCTCTTTAGCATAAATGGAACGTACATCATAATGATTCATCGCTTCATCAAGATTGTTGACAAAATGATCAGCTAACAATAAGCCATCAATAGAGATGACCTTCTCAGCTTTGTTAATTGGCATACCATCAAGTGACTTAGCAGCCACAGCAGTGTCAGTTGATGAGTTAATATATGCATATGACGGTGTCCCAGTTTTCCATACTATTGGAAACTGAGCACTAATGCCACTCTTAATACTTCGTATAACATGTTTGTCCATAGTAACTGATGCTTGTTCAAAAGCGGTCAAAACTTCCCCTGCATATACTTTAAGAAATAATGCAGAAGAACTGTTTAATGAATTGACCTGACCTGAACGAGTCATTGTTACGGCAGGTGCAGTTGTTGCGGTCATTCCCATAATAATATCCTTTAGATTAAATTAATAAAAAGTATCTATTGTTTGCTATACTTTTTTTTAGCTTTCACTCAAAGATTATCCACCGCAGTAGGTCTTTAGTTACTTGTTAATACTTTATAGCCTTTCTTTAAACATTGCCAGTAATAAACACCTCTGACCTGTCTAGTTTATCTAAAACATCTTGGCGATAAGCCAAGTCACCTTCATATCGAGAGTCTTTCATAGCAGCTACTACTTCAGCGTTGCTTCTAAAAACATTACCAGAAGTAATGCTAGAAGGAGACTGTCCACCATAGGTAGTACCTTCTTTACCTGTTGATCCTTGGTAGTCAGCTCTGAGACCCTTTGCTGCAAGCATGGCAGTATTAACATCACCACCATTAACCGCAGAGTCATAAGATTGTATTTGTTCAGGGCTGTAGTTTGTCTTAGCCCATTCAACCATAGATGAATAGTCTGCCTTACCTCCTACAGATTCCATTACTTGATTTCCTAATTGTTCACCTAAAGCCTTTACTCCTGCTATATATGTATCCGTATAGTGCCTACTAATTCCTGCCTCCTCTAAGGATTTATAACTTTCATCAGTAAGTCCTCCATTAGTAGTATATTCTTCTGAAAGAGCTTGCATATCAAACGCAGATTCTATACCTTCTGGTATACTAAGATCACCTCCTTCTTCTTCTAAGGGTTGAGGATCTTGGTCATGGAACTGTCTTTCTAAAGATTCATAACTTTCTTTCAGTTTATTATAGTCACCACCAAACTTATCTTCTTCTGTAGTTTGCATGCCACCTATGTTATGCTCTACCCCTTCAACCTTTGCAAGCATTTCTTGATTGTGAGCCTCTTCTGAACTTACATCATCGATTGATTCATTACTCGTAACTAGTTGCTCTGCCATCTTGTTCTCCATATGTTTCTGAGATTGATCCGTTTGATTCTCTCTTCTTAGTCCAAGTAGATACCGCTCCATTGTACGGATTCTTAACTAGTTTTTGTTCAAGAATCTTAACCTCTTGTTTAACTGGATCTGCTTTTAATTCTACTTTAGATACAACATTTACTTCAGGTTTTTTATCTTTAGTTGCCATTGGTTTGCTGTGCTCCTTGTTGTTGTTGTGCTCTCATCATTTCACCACCTTGATTCACAGCATTAGGCACTCCTGCTTTCATCATCTCTGCCTGTTGTT